CTTTTCCACCCCACAAAGGGTATTCATAAATACTCTAGCCCCGAGGAGATTCTGAAAGTCTTTGTTGAACTCCGGGAAGAGCACTATGTGAAGAGAAAGGCACACCTCATCAAGGTTCTTGAGACGAGGGCTACTATGTGTGGATACAAATCCAAGTTTGTAACCATGGTCATAGAGGGTCACATTGTAGTATTCAAACGCAAGAAGCAGGACCTCGAGGAAGAACTTTCCAAAACGTTCCCAAAGATAGGTGGCACCTACGACTATCTCCTCAATATCAAGACTGTGCAATACACGGAAGAATCTGTTAAGGACCTTCTAAAAGAAGCTACACAGGCAAAGGAGGAACTTGAAGTTATGAAAAATACGAATCACATTGATATGTGGAAAACAGATATTAAAAATATGTAAACAATAGATAGATAGGTATGGGTGAAGCTGCGAAAATATCGCTCAAAGCTATTGGAAAGCAAGACAGCTACTTGCTTTCTGATAACCCAGACGAATCCTTCTTTAAGTATACCACTGATAAAAAACATTCTAATTTTAGAAAGTATCACAGAAATCGCTCTATTGTCAAACCAGGTGATGCCACACCAAATTGGCCATTTAATAAAACCATCAAAGTTGAATTCAATCCAAGAAACATGGGTGACTTATTAAGTAACATGTATTTGAGTATAACTATACCAGGTATAAGTGATGGTAATTACGCTGACCAACTGGGGAGGCATATCCTAAAAAGTGTCACGATGTTTGTTGACGATATTGAAGTTGAAAAGCTTCACGATGATTGGGGAATCCTCTATGATGAACTTTATCTAGAAGTTTCTGAAAAGGTAGCGAATAGATTTCTTATAAATAGAAACCTTGGTTTTGATGATGCACCCACAACCCCTAGTGTTGCACAATACGATGCCGACCTTGTCATTCCACTTCACTTCTTCTTTTCTAGGAAGTTTGCAAGTGATGAATATACATCAAATAATCCTAATAGACCTTATTTCCCAGTGTGTTCTATATCACGTCAAAAGATAGAGTTTGAATTTGAGTTTCATGAACAAACATTCTTTACAGATACGACAAACACCGTGACTTTACCCTCATTTAATATTGTTACGGAAGAAATAACTGTGAGTCCCGAAGAGAGGAACTTTTTTACATCTCAGAGACAGACATTGATAACAGATCTTGTGCGTAAACATCCAGTTATTGTAAGTGATCTTAATGATGATATAATAAAGAATAATCTCGTACCTAATATTCCTGTGAAATGTATTCATTGGTTTTTGAGAAACACAAAGTTTGAGGATGCAGGTGATGCGGTTGGGGTTCCTGTACCCTCAACAACTGGTGAGCGTCTCTATCAAAATCGTTTTAATTTTTCTTCGGCGTTAGATTTTGCAGGTGAGAATACATTTTTCTTTCCCCTTATGTCGGAAGCGAGTTTCTTTATAAATGGAAATAGACTTCCAAATGTAACTAAAACAGATCACTCATATTACAAGTACCTGATTCCATATCAAAAGAGGTTGGCGAGACCAATTAGGAATATATACACCTACAGTTTCTCGATGAATCCGGTGAATGTGGAACCATCGGGAAATTTGGATTTTAGCCAGATACAATCTGAAAAGACTAACATAGAAGTTAAATTAGATACATCTATAATTGATATTACAACAGAGACATTCTCGTTACATATGTACTACACTGGATATCAGACATTTGTATTTGAAAATGGTTTCATGTCAGTTGCTTATTAAAAAGTTTCTCCTTATTACTACTGATATATTCAATGATGTTATTCTTGATACACCATTTGATGAAATTCAATTGAGCTAAAGTTGTTTGAATTTCATGAGATGTACCTGGTACTACATATACAAACTTTTGTGACCGACAGAAAGGATCAAAAAGTTGTTTACTGTATCCATTCAGACTAGATTTATACGCACAGTGAACTGTGAATAATTTACCATCCCCTGTTTGGTATGCGGTATGATTCTTCCTCGCATAATTCGTAATAAACCATTCCAAATTGCGGAGAGAAATACCACTTGATTTATCTAAAATATTGACTAGTATAGTTTTATTCTTATCTTCATTATAAAATTTGTTTATCGATGTTAGTAGAATATCGTTTTTGCTCATTACACTCTTAGACCCCCAAATCTATAAGCCCGTTAGAAGATTCACATCCCAAACACCCCTTAACAAACATTTTCTCTGGTCCATGGTTATGTATACTTGAACTGGAAAATGTTCTTTGGCATATACGCTGACCCTGTAATGCATGATACCGACAATACCCATTATCAATCGCCTTAAAACTACATCTTTGACCAGTTGTCGTTTTGGTACCCTTACAAATAGTATTCGCATAACATTCTGGGATATCTTTCAAAAGTAATTCCAACGATATACCATGTTTTTTTGAAATTTTATCGGCATATGTATTCAATACCAAATTTACTCTGTCTTCCATTTCTTCATCAACAAGCTTTGTGATTTTTTCATATAGGCTCATCCTTACTTTGTGTTAGAGCATAACTTTTAAATAGGTCTTCTACGGATTCATCCTTTTTCATTCGAACCTCCTTAAGGCGTGCTCTCAAAATAGCCAATGTACCAGTCTCCTCCAAACCCAGACGTTTACATTCTGAAACAAGATCATCCTTCTTCATAGTACTGAGGGCTGGTTCCCTCGTTGGTTTTGGTGGTTTATGTTGATTGATAATTTCCCCAAATATATCCTCTTTCACATTCTCATACAGTGGATCTAGAAGGTCACAGACTGGATTGAGGAACTTGTTAAGAAAATAGTAGTGATAATCCACCGGTATGTTATTTTCCTCCACATACTCTGGATCTTCAGCTTTTTCAAATGCTTTAGCCTTGGAATCTCCCGTCTTTGTGAGGATATACGGAACACGGTCACCCGATTGTGGTTCAGAACCAGGTTTCCTACCTCTCATCTTTACGACAACCTGAACATGTGATTGGTTGATATTGACACTCTCTGGACTTGTGATGGATACAGCTTTACCACCAACCTTATATGAATCAGAGAGACCTTGACTCAGAATAAGTTTTTGATTTGATATATCACCTGAGAGAAGCTCAATTGCTCTCTCTTTAGCCAACTCCTTCGGGGGTCCGGGATCACTTGAAGTGAGAATTACATCAAGGAGTTCCTTGCATACCTCTCTCATGTGGGGTGTGTTATCGCGTCTCACGAGCTGGAGACCCTTTACATCAATGTAATCCATATGCATCTTGTCGTCTTTACCCTTTGTCCAAAGTTTCGCAGCATAACGCTTCTTTGAGTAGAGGAAATAGGGCCAATATACCTTCTCAAGTTCCAAGTTATTTGGTTTCTTGAAGAGGGCGCTACACTCTCTAGCAGCTCTCTCACCCACCTCCCAACTATAGGCGACCGCATCCTCACCTTTACGATCCCCAATATCAAACTCAACCATGACTGAATCTGTATCTCCGTACCTCACTTTGGCACCTGGAAAGTTTGCCTCTACATACGTCTTAGTATCCTCAATCATACTACGACCCTTGGAAGTTGTTGTAGAAGCGATGGGTACACACGGTAAGATACCTTTACCCGCACCCGTGAAACCATACACAGAGTTCATAGAAATTTTATACGCCAACTGTTTTCCATTATATACTTCCTTCATAAAACCAGTAGCAGATGCCATATCCCTCTTAGCCTGTTTTCGGAATTGTTTCAACTCCATAAGAATACTAGGGAGAAGACTTGGTACGTCTTGTGCAAACTTATATGTCCGATCACCAATATTAAAAGTTTCATATGTAACCCCTGGTACATTTCCATACTTCTTTTCATCCATAACATATGAAGAGTAACACAGGTTGTGGGCCATCATGATAGATGGATACAACGCTTCAAAATCAAGGGCTGTGATTGGTGTATAATAGGCACCCTTTTGGGCGTCCAATACAGTAGCACCCTCATAGGGTTCTTCTGGGAGAGAACCATACCGAATAGTCGGTACCATGAAACCAAGTTCCCTCGCTTTCTTTGTCAATTGAGAAAATACCTTAATTTGTTGACCACGTTCAACGAGGAATGGTACTGGAACCCACGTCGCCTTTGCCATTTCAACTAGGTTAAGGAGAATACAAAGCTTCTTCATGAGTCGGTGTGGGAGGAGTGTATCTTTGATACAATACTCTGCAACTTCCCTCAGTTTTACAGGATCTTCCTCCCTGTACCGCGCAAACATCTCTTTGGGTGTCATGTCAATCTTTTGATCACCGAGGTATAACTTTGAAACATTGTCTAGCTTATATGAATCCAATTTGTACCCCTTCTTGACCTCATGGAATAAATCAAAAATAAACCGACCACTCATAGGAAGAAGTTTAAGTGTGTTATCACCTAGGGCACTAGATGAAAGTTTCTTAATCACCAATTCAGAATCAGTATCTTTGAGTTTACCCAAGTTGTAGAAATCATAATGACACTGGTTGATCTGTGCACGCTTGTAGATATACTCCATATCAAAACCAAAAATGTTCCAACCCGTAATAATGTCCACATCCTTATTGTGAAGATACTTCTGGAACGCCTCGAGCATTTCCCTCTCAGTCGCATAACTGCGAATGTCGCACCCCTCTAGGTTTGAATCTGTTTTCTTGTAACAGAGACATGTCTTATCGTATGGTACATCTGACCCAAACTTACACAGAGAAATTGCAATTTGAAAGCATGCATCACCAGGAATATTTGCATCGGGGAACTTACCAGTAGAGCTGTTACATTCAATATCTACAGATGCCACAACAAATGGTGCGATGTCATCCCTCACAACTGGTCTCAGTGTAGTCCAATCGTTGCAGAAAAGATCAATATCTACTTGAGCAAGGTGAGAACGAATACATTTATCACCAGTATCCAACCACCCAGTAGATTGAATTCCAGTGCGATGCATTAAGCGAAGAACAGGATCCAAGTTGGACTCATAGACTTTTACATTCCGCACACCAAAAATTTCAAAAAGGTCAGGTGATCTATCTAATGGTCTTCTCAGGAATGAATCTACAAGTCTTCGAGCTTGAAGATTTTTAAAGTTTAATTTCATAAATGTAAACTCTTCATTATTTTGGAACCCCCAAACATCCTTAGACTTCATAACAGAATAGGCAATTAGTGAATCTCTACAACCCTCGTCAAGAATATTGTATATTCATTGCATCTTTTGGGTATCAATGTTCCTCGGAAGTTTAATAAAAAAATACGGCGTAAAGGATGTCGTTAGACAGACAGACTTCCCACCCTCCGCCTTACCAAAAATACTGATAAGGTGTTCTTCATCTGTATCCCTCGCCTCCCAAGTCAGTGCTTGAAATACTACCATTGTGTAATTAACGACTGAAAATTTTAATATACTTTATTAGTAAAAATGTCTGCCGCTTTGATTGATCTTGTATCTAAAGGAGCTCAGGATGTGTACATCACTGGTGACCCTCAAGTCAGTTTCTTCCGTCAAAACTATAAGCGTTATACCAACTTTTCTATGAAGCCAGAACGAATGGATTACATTGGTACCTTCGCTGCAAACAATGAAGTTTCTATCCCTATCCGTTCTAAGGGTGATCTCCTCAGCTACATGTGGATTGAAGACACCAACATTTCCAATACTGGCACTAACACAGATGGCCTCTTTTCTGCGGGTGCTTCCAAACCAACCACCTTCGAGTTGTGGATTGGTGGACAAAAGGTGTCTGAGCTTGACTCACTTTTCATCCAGGGTGTTTACAATCCCCTCTTACGGGACAACTCCGCGAAGGCTTCTTGTACTGTGACTACCAATGTTGCAAAGCAAAACCATGGACAGAATCACTTCATGATTCCTTTCTTTTTCGGTGAGGACTGGACAAAAGTCCTACCAATCGTCGCGCTTCAATACCATGAAGTTGAGATTCGTATCAAGTGCAGAGATGGATACACCCCTCGAGGTACACCCAAGGTCTATGGTAACTACCTTTACTTAGACACAGATGAGCGTACTTTCTTTACTGAGACCGAACATGAACTCCTCATCACACAAACACAGTACCAACCAGCTACCAACACCGATACCGAGTTGGATCTTAGTTATTTCAACCACCCAGTGAAGTCTCTCCACCTGGTTTCTGGTGCTGCCGCTGGTCAGAAGTGGTACGACGAATATACTTTCAGTACTTCGTCTCTGTACATTAACGGAACTCCTCTTTTTGAGAACACTTCTAACGTGTACCACCACAATGTTGTCCCTCAGATGCACTGCACTGATCTACCCGATGATGTCTTAGATGATCTACCAACCTACTCCTGGCCTTTCTGCCTCACTATGAGCAAGTCTCAACCAACTGGCACTCTAAACTTTTCCCGTATTGATAACGCAAAGCTTATGGTCAACAATGTTTCCGGTGGTAACACCCTCCATAGAATTTACGCTGTAAATTACAATATCCTCCGTATTAAAAATGGTATGGCTGGTGTCGCGTTCGGTAACTAATTTTATATTTTTGTACTTTCATAAAAATTACATATGATTGGAGTAATTCCCGATGATATGTAACCTAAGTAGTCTTTTGATAAGTTATTTTCAAGTCAATATGGATCTCTTTCATAAAATAATGGAACTTGTTGACAAGAACTCGGGGAATATTCCCGAGGGGGACTATTTGGAGTTGTGTGATACTATCCAGAAGTTGCGAGAACAGGTGAAACCACCTTCGTTTCTTGACCAAAGCATCCCTATGTGGAGGTATGATGAAACAAATCAAGAGAACACCCTAGTCTATGAGCCAACACCGCTCACACCTGAGTGGATGGATGATTCTCTACCATCTGACCCAGACACCGCTGCCCAGCGAGATCGAGAACAATTTCATCAACACTGGAGAGAAGTTCATGAAGAGGTTACGTATCCAGGTCTCAACGAGTTTCTACAGGAGTTACATGAAGAGTGGACTGATCAGGTTGAACCGGGTGCATATTACCCTCCACCAAGACAGTCCATGCAAGATGAAACTATTACAGCTGGGGAAGCTCTAGGACATTTGAGAGAGTGTATCTAACGTAAAGGTCTTATACGCACACGACGAAGATCTCGCCATATAAGGGACGGCGCTGAGGGATCTATTGTAGCTGGTGAGTAGAGTTCTTTCCTCCTAGATAGTTCTTTTATTTTGAAATGTAATTTCTTTAGTTCATT